CTATGCCGGCCGGTTGAGCTCGCGCCAGACCATCGCGACCTTCCGCCTTACGGTGCTTTCGTCCGGCGCGCTGTCATAATTTCGCTTCTGGAACCAATCCAACATTTCGCGCACGAGCTCGGCCTGTGTCGATGGAAGTCCTTGAATGAAGATTCGCCGCGTGAGCGCCACGAAGAACGTATCCCAATCGTAGCGGGGCGGTGCGCCTGGTCCCGGTGGTCGCCGGCGCAAAGCTTGCGGTTCTTGCGCATCACTGCCCTTGTGAAGCCCATGCGCTCGCTCAAAGCGCTCGATTTCCGCCCGTGTAACCAGAACATCGGGAGCCGTGACCACGATTCCATCGGCCGGCTCTCCGATCCATTCCCACTCCGTTTCGCCCTTTGCGCGCGCTCGGCGCACGGCAACTCTTTCCGATCTTGCTCCGTTGGGCCTGAACAATGGAAGCACGTCGATGGCGGCCACTTCGACGAGATCGCATAGAATTCGCGAAGACACGGTCTTTGTCGGCGGCACAGCGATTGACAATGCGAGCAAGCCATCAGCTGCCCAGCCGACGACGTCGATCGGCATGACGCCCCACCGGATTGCGATGTCGTTCAGCAAATGAAACGGGCGCGGCGGCAGGGCCATCTGCAAGCTCCTGACTACTACTCATACTCATTTCGGGGACCACACTTGAACGTTCACCCAGGACTTAGCTGTCTCCTTCTTCGATACGCCTGGACCACTTGTTTGAGATCCTGCCGCATGTCCGGCGGAAGGCGTCCGGCTTCCACGAATAGGTCGTCCAATCGCACGCCGAGGATGGCGGCGGCCTTTTCGACGAGCTCGTCGCGGGGCGGATTCTCCTGCTCGCGCTCGACCCGCGACCAATAGGCCGGCGACACGCCGAGCCGCTCCGCGAAATCGTTGAGCCCGATTCCCTCAGCGATTCTTTTGGCCCGCACGCTTGCACCAAAGCTCATGGCCACCTCCATCAGAGCGATGCGACGATGTGGCCACACTTGCGCAATCTAACCGACGTAAATGCCGAGGACACGCCGAACTCCTCGGCGAGCATGTCAGTGATCGCGCTAATGGCATCCGCGCCGGCCTCGCTCGCGATGACGGCGGGTGTCGATACGTTGCTCACGCCTTTCCAGTGCAGCGCGGTTCCAGCAATGGATGCGCAGCGCGCGAAGGCTTTGGCGAGTTGATAGGGCGGGACCAGGAAGGCGCCCATGAACTCGTCGGCCCGCCATTCACGCCAGTCAATCGGTACCGCTGTTCGATCATGGTCGCGTCGGCTGCGGAACGTCTGCCGCGCGCCGCCGCCCATGGCCGCCGGCATATCGAATACTGCATGCCCGAACTCGTGCGCCGCGGTCGATCGCCAGAGCTCGGGTTCGTCTACGAGGTCAGCATCGAGGCTGATCATCACGGCGGTTGGTGCCTCAGGGTCGTGTTCGCAGATCCCGAGGACCGGCAGGCCCTTCCCATCATGGACTTTGTGCGCGAGGTCCCAGAACACGCGCACTGTCCGGCCGTTGACCTGCAGCCGGCCTGTGCGGCGGGCGAAATCGGCAACGTCGATGGGCTTGGCCTGCCCCGCGAAAACCTGCTGGCGAAGCGCCGCGGCAATCCCTCGGATGGCTGCCGCTTTCATGGGACGGGGCTCTCCCGATGCGAAGGTCGGGTATGCGATCTCGATCATTTTCCTTCCCTGCCCTGCTTTTGTTGACCACTCGCTTAACAGTTATGTTCTTATAATGTTCTCAGACTGGTGTCGAATCCTTTTTGCCTGTTTCAGCCGCCGCGCCCAACAAAATACTGACGGGCCTATAGCAAACACCTGACTGTAAATATATTTCAGCTCTTCCCGCCCGTTTCCGCCCGTTTGCGCCTCAACAGGCGACCCCTCCCGATGCTCGTATTGGCCATCGCGAACGGACGAAATCGAACGGAAATGGTTCATGGACGGGCAAGAGCAAGAGGCAATCCCCACTGGCATCCCCGCCCTCCTTGATGGCTGGCTCTCGCGAGCCCAGATAGCGACGGAAATCGGCGTATCGGTCGACACGTTGCAGCGCTGGGAGACGCGTCGGATCGGCCCGCCCTGCGTGCGCATTGGCCGCAAGGTGCTCTACCGGGCCGACGCCTTCCGGGAGTGGCTGATCGCCCGTGAACGCGGCCCAGTCGCGGCAAAGGCCGCGCGTGGCGGAGGTGTGCGATGAGCGCCCTCCGGATCACCTGTCGCCGCGAGGCCCGCGCGCTCGCCGCTAACGCAGTCCTGCTCTCGTTCTTCGAACGCTTCGGCAAATTGCCCTCGTCCGATGATCGCCTGTGGGAGATCGATCCGTTCGAACGGCTCGATCTGATTGGCGACATCGAATTGAAGCTCGGCGCCGCCTTCCGCGATGTCGATATCGAATTCCTCGACGACGCAGATGACCTGATCCGGCGCGCCGCCTCCGCGCTCATGAGGGCGCAACGATGAACGCGTTCGCGCAACACGGCATCGAGCATCTGTCCGCATCGTCGCTCAATCTTTGGGCCGCGCAGCCGGCGCTGTGGACCATGGAGCGGCTGCTCGGCCGGCGCACGCCGCCCGGCGTCATCGCGGCACGCGGCAAGGCAGTCGAGCATGGCGTGCACCTCGGCTTGAGCAATCCGCGCCTCTCGATCGAGGACTGCATCGAAGGCGCCGAGCGCGAATTCAACCGACAGACGGCGCTAAGCGCCGACCCGCGGCGCGAGGACGAGCGCAAGAAATTGGCCGGCTGGGTGCGCGGCGCGCTAGCCGAGCTTCAGCAGTATGGCAGGCCCGATGGATACCAGGAGAAGATCGAGATCACGCTCGATGACGTTGCCGTTCCGCTCATCGGTTACATCGACTGGCGGTTCGCCAATCATGGCCTGATCGTCGACCTCAAGACAACCGAGCGATTCCCGTCGCAGATCGGCGATGCGCACGGCCGCCAGGGCGCCGTCTATGCCTCCGCCCACAGCAACTTCGGCATGCGATTTGCCTACGCGAAGCCCGCGCCCGGCAAGACCGACAAGCGCCAGGTCACCGTCTACGAAATGTCCGGCGATGACATCCGCCGCCATCTCTCAGCGCTGCGCGCCATCGCGCTCTCGCTCGGCAGATTTCTCGCTGTGTCGAACGACGCGCGCGAGCTCGCGGGCCTGATCGTCCCCGATTTCGATTCGTTCTGGTGGTCCGAGCCCGCCACGCGCGCGGCCGGGCGCGAAATCTTCGGTTTCTAAAACGACTCTCAACGCGAAAGGAGAAACGCAATGGGTCTCAATATCGGTGGTTCCGGCATCATCAAGCCATACGTCAAATACAATGCCAAGGCGGACAAGTGGTTCGTGCGCTCGCCGGAAGGCGGCGATCAGGAGATCGCGCGCCCGACCTTCCTGCTTGATCTGAAGAACATCCGCACCGGCTGGCTGCGCTTCCGCGAAGGCCAGGCGCCGGAGCGCGTAATCGATCCCTCGCTTGATCGCGCGGCGCCAAGCCCGGGCGAGGATTTCAAGCGCGGCTTCGTCGTTACCGCGTACAGCCCGAAGTTTTTCGGCGGCGCGGTCGAGTTCTCGTCGGCCTCAATCCATCTCTCGAACGCCATCCGCGAGATTTACGCCGCGTTCGAGGAGAACGGCGCCAAGACCGAGAACCGCGGCAAGGTGCCGGTCGTTGCCTGCACCGGCTCCGAGCCGATGAAGGACAAGTACGGCACCAACTACCGCCCGAAGCTCGACATCGTGAAGTGGGTCGATCGCCCCGCCGATTTCGCGGACGAAAGCCCGGTCGATGACGTGGACGTGTGGAAAGGCACCGCGCCCGCTGCCGCAAAGCCCGCGCAGCACGTCGCGCCCCCGCCGGCCAAACCGGCGGCCGAGCCGCTCTCCGAGCCGCTGTTCTGATGCAACGCCGGCGGGCCTTCGGCTCGCCGCCACGCGATCCGCGCAATGGAAACGTCGAACGTCCAGCCCATGATCGAGCCCGACGCCGAACAGATGCGCCGCCATGTGGCGCACCTGTTCGAGGGCTTTCTCGACGGCTGCCATGAAGGGCGGATCGAGCTTGCCTGGACCGACGGGCGCGACGGGCGGCTCCGCCATGCGGCGATCTTCGGTACCGATGAACTCGATCAGCTGGTCGCGCGCGCGGTTGCCGAAAACCGCAAACCTAAGCAGAACGTCTATATCGGCCAGGCGCTGCGCAAGCCCGGCATCCCGCCGTTCGGCCGCTGCAAGGACGAGGACTTCTTTGCGCTGACCGCGTTTTACGTCGACATCGACGACGACGTAACCGCCACCGCTACCGTCAATTATCGCCATCGCGGCTGCCCGCCGACCGCGGTCGTGGTCACCGGCCGTGAGCCGCATGTGCGCGCGCAGATGCTCTGGCGGATCGACCGGCCGGAACGCGATGCGCAGGCCTCGCGCCTGCAGAACCTCACGCTGGCCGAGGCGCTCGGCGGCGACACCAGCGTGGTCAATCCAAGCCGCGTCATGCGGCTTGGCGGCTCGATTGCCTGGCCGGTGAAGGATGGCCGCGTCATCGAGCGCACGGAGTTTCTGACCTTCGACGATGGCCGGCCGAAAACCTACCTACCGGAGCAGATCGCGAAGGCATTTCCGCCGGTGCAGGCGTCGCTCGCATCGGCGGCGGCTCCGTCTAAAAACACGGATAGGACCGAACCGCCGCCGCGGACCTCGCTGCAGATCGGTTCGTCCGAGCTATCCGTCGAGGCCTGTCTTGCCCGCATTCGAGCCGGCGACCGCTGGCACGACAACCTCGTTTGCCTCACCGGCCACTGGATAGCGCGCGGCTGGTCGGATGCCGAAATCCTCACCGCGGCCGAGGCCTTGACGCTGCCAGGCTACACGGTCGGCCAAACGCGACGCGAAGTCGGATCGATGATTGGCGGCGGTCGTCGCAAGTGGGGCATTGAGAATCCCGCGCACGCGCTCGAGGAAGCGTCGCGCATCGATCTTCTGGCATGGACCGCCGACCGCTACGCCGGCGAGGCAAGGCCGATCGCATGGCTGTGCAAAGGCACGATACCGCTCGGTATCCCCGCGCTGATCGCCGCCATGGGCGGGCTCGGCAAGAGCTACATTGCCCTTGATCTCGGCTTGCAGGTTGCCGCCGGCGTTGCCGGGCTGGAACAGCCGCGCCGGATTCTTGGTGGCCGGATCGCGATCGAAGGCACCGCCGCCATCATCACCGCCGAGGACAGCTTCGATGCCGTCCACCGGAGGCTTAACCGGATCGACCCCACCTTTCGGCGGCTGCGTCATCCCAAGCGGCTTATCGTGTTGCCGCTGCCGGACGCCGGTGGCCCAAGGCCGCTGATCGCAAGCGACGGCAGGGCGCTGGCGCGGACGCCTTTCTTCAACGACCTCAAGCTTCAGCTCGTGCAACTGTCCGAACTGCGGCTGGTCGTGATCGATCCGTTGCAGGCATTTGTGCTCGCCGACGTGAACGCCGATCCGGCCGCTGCGCAGTTCCTCTGGTCGGCCATGGCCGAGCTTGCCGCCGCGACCGGCGCCACCGTCCTGCTCACCCATCACATGCGCAAGGACGGCATGCTGCGCATTGCCGACGGCGACGAGGCGCGCGAGGCGATCCGCGGCACCACCGCGCTCGTTGATGGCGCCCGGCTCGCTTATGCGCTGTGGAAGCTCGATGATGAAACGGCGCGTCCTCTCTGCAACGCGCTTCAGATCCCATTCGAGCGAGGGCGCATCGTCCGCGGCGCGGTGGTCAAGGCCAACGACGAGGCCGACCACAACGCGCACACCTACACCCGGGAGGACAGCGGGCTTCTCGTCCAGCTCGAGAGCGAACCGAACGCCGCCTCCGAGCCCGAGTTCACGATGGCGCAAGCGCGTGAAGTGCTGAAGGAGATCGATCGGCGCTTTAAGGACGGATCGCCGTTCAGCCACGCGCCGCAGGCCGGCTCCCGATACCTCGGTCACTACCTCGCGCGGCGATACCGGATGACCAAGAAGGCTGCCGCCAACCTGATCGCGGATTGGCTGAACAACGGTGTCGTCGGCATCGAGGAGTGCAATCGAAAGAAGAACCTCATGGGCCTCAAGGTGCTGCAATGGCTGTGATCATCCGTGGCGACGAGGGCGAAGATGCCCCTCGCAAGTCATTGATTTCTTTGGGGCGAAGGTCGGCGAAGCAGTTGGCGAAGGCGCGAAAAAGCACCTCGCAAGTGTTTGATTTCATTTGGCGAAGGTTGGCGAAGGTCGGCGAAGAAGAGAACCCCCATACCCCCTATGCGCGTCGCCGCCGCGGAACGGCGCGCCGCGTATCGGGTTTTAGGCGTCGCATCGGGGCTGCGCCATGAGGCGCGCGGCGCGAGCCTTGAGCCCGATGGCCGCTGCGATGGCGCCCTCGGCCTATCGCATTCGGTCGATGGTCGATGGCCTCGACCAGGTGGCTCTTACCATGGAACGCAAGTGGGGCGTCGGCCGCCTGCGGCTGCTCGTCTCGGATTTCCTGCGCGCCAAGTTCGACGAGCAGAAGGACCGGCTCGACGCAGCCCTGCAGTCCGGGGAAGAACGCTTCGTCGCGGCACAGATCGAAGGCATGCGACGCGCATGGCAAGCGCTCGATCGCGCGGCTCACGAGGCCGGCGCGTTACAGCTCGCGCCGCAGGTCTGGGAATGCGTGCTGCCCTCAACCGGCGAGGTCATCTCGCTCGTGCGCAGCGCCGAGGAAGCCCACCACGTCGCGCGCGAAGGTCGCGTGTTCACCGTCGGCGAGGTCGCGATCCTGATCGAAGCGCTCGGCGATGGCGTCCTCAACGTCAAGCAGAAATTTCCTGGCGCGGCCGTCGCTGGCATCCGCCGCAAGCCGCCCGCCGACTGGGAACGCGGCGATGAGATTCCGTTTTGAGGAGGTCCAAGTGATAGCGACAAGTTTGCCTGCGGCGAGTAACGAGATTGTCCCGCCCGCCGTCACCTTGGGCTCGCGCGCCATCCTGTCGCTCGATCTCGGCACAACCACCGGGTGGGCGATGCAGCTTGCCGGCGGCATGATCGAAAGCGGCACCACCTCGTTTCGGCCGAGCCGCTACGACGGCGGCGGCATGCGCTACCTGCGTTTCCGGGGATGGCTTGCCAACCTCGCCGCGGATGCCGCCGGGATCGAAGCGATCTATTTCGAGGAGGTGCGCCACCACAACGGTACCGATGCCGCGCATCTCTACGGCGGCTTCCTCGCGACGCTCACCGCCTGGTGCGAGCAGAACAACATTCCCTACGAAGGCGTTCCGGTCGGCACGATCAAACGTCACATCACCGGCAAGGGCAACGCGGACAAGGGCGCTGTCGTTGCCGCCGTCCGCGCGCGCGGCTTCAACCCCGCCGACGACAATGAGGCCGATGCCATCGCAATCCTGCTCTGGGCCATCGACACCCATGGAGGCGTGCGATGACACGCGCGCGTCTTCCTGATCGGCGCGCCGCCGAGACGATCGAGATCGAGCACGCCGGCATGCGCTTCACGGTGACGATCGGTTTCTATCCGGACGGTCGGCCCGGTGAAGTCTTCGTGCACGGCACAAAGACCGGCTCAACGCTCGATGCGTTGCTCAACGACGCCTGCGTTCTCGTGTCGTTGCTCATGCAGCACGGGATCGAGCCGAGGGAGTTCGCAACCAGCATGGGGCGGCTCGGTAGCGCCGAAGCGGCATCGGTCATCGGCGCGGTGGTGGACCTTGCGGCGGCAGCGAGCCCGCATGGCTACCAAGCGAGCGAGGCGCAGCCATGAGGTGGATGCCCAAGGGCTACGGCGGCAAGCGCGCCTCGCCCGAGCAGGTCAAGCAAAGCGGCTGGCGCGACCAGAAAATCCTCGTCGTGAGCGAGGATGATCACCGCCTCACCTGGCCCGAGCGCGAGTTCGTCCGGCAGATCGGCGAGAAGCTCTACGGCAAGCGCGAGGAGGCCTCGCGATGACCGATGCACGCTGGACGGCGTCCATGGTTGAGGCGCGTTTTGAGGAGGCAGCCTTCACGCTGCGCCGCCTGCCCGACCGTCGCGTGCCGGGGTATTTCAACACGTGGCCGCAGGTCGTGCGCAGCGCCTACGAAGCTTTCGGCTGGGAACGCGCGCGCATGCCGCGCATTGCGCCCTCGCCCGAAGCGATCAGCCGCATGGAGGAGACCTTCACTTGGCTCGCGTGGCTTGAGCCGGATGACGCGCGCATCGTGTGGCTTCGCGCCGAGAACGTTCCATGGAAGCCGATTTGCTGGCGTGTCGGATTATCGCGCAAGACCGCGTGGCAACGGTGGGTCGCCGCTCTCCAAACCGTGGCGAGCCGGCTTTCGACCGCGCCAAAACGGACGAATGCGAATCGAGATTCAAAGGGCATTGCCGCAAATCGTTGCAATGGACCGCGCGAACACCGCGCCTAGGCGGAAACAAACCGCGCAACTTGTTGAACTTCGGGCGTGACATCCGAAACAGATTTCGGCAATTTTCCTGGCATGATCGCGGAACGCGCGTCCGATGCGGTCGCCTGCGGCGCCCGCGTGGCTTAGGTTCTTTCCGGCGCCGCTTATATGCGGGCGGCAAAGGCCCGATTTATCGCCAGCGTTAGCAGTGAAATCCGGTTGCGCACCCTGAAGGTGCGCACTCTCCAGGGTGCGCAGGTGCGCGGTGCGCAGCGCTCAAATTGATCCATGGACCTGAAGATCGAGACGCGACCGGTCGATCGACTGATCCCCTACGTCCGGAACGCCCGAACGCATTCGGAGGAACAAGTCTCCCAGATCGCCGCCTCGATCGCCGAATTCGGCTTCGTCAACCCGCTGCTGATCGGCGCCGATGACATGGTCGTTGCCGGCCACGGACGCCTGCTCGCGGCGCGGCGACTCGGCATGACCGAGGTGCCCGTGGTCGTGCTCGACCACCTGAGCGAAGCGCAGCGCCGTGCGCTTGTCATCGCCGACAATAAGATCGCTGAGAACGCCGGCTGGGACGAACAGCTGCTGCGCGCTGAACTTGCGACGCTGCGCGAGCAGGATTTTGACCTTGACCTGCTTGGCTTTGCCGAGGCCGAGCTTGGCACCCTGCTCGACGCGATCGACGTCGATACGGGCGCTGCGGAAACGCAATCTGGCGCGCCTTCCACCGAAGGAAATCCGCCATCACAGACGCTCGCCGAGCGTTTCGGTATCCCACCGTTCTCGGTGCTCAATGCCCGCGAAGGCTGGTGGCAGAACCGCAAGCGCGCCTGGATTGACCTCGGCATCCGCTCTGAGCTTGGCCGCGGCGCCCCGATCGGCGGCGCGCCAATGCCGATTGACCGCGCCAAGTCGAACGAGACAGCGAGTTTTCGCGACCAGGACAAGCTGAACGCGATCCAGGCGCAAAAGCGTGGCAAGCCAACCGCAGCACCGGGCGGCTCGCCGCTGCCGGCCGCGGACTATTCGAAATCGAAGGCACGCGGCGACGGCCGCGGCAAAGCCATTGGTGATGCCTGAACAAAAGCCCGCCATTCCCGGAGGCGGCGGCGGGCGTGGCGCGTGGGCCAAGTTCGATCAAGAACGACGGGAGCGAATGGTTGCGCGATCGGAAAACCTAACCTTCGTGAAGGGCAGCCGCGATCCGGACGCGCTGGACCCGGTCAGCGCCGCAATCCTCGAAGTCGGCTCGACCGGTACGTCGATCTTCGATCCGGTCCTGTGCGAAATCGCTTATCGCTGGTTCTGCCCGCCGCAAGGCGCGGTACTCGACCCGTTCGCCGGCGGCTCGGTGCGCGGCATCGTGGCGTCGAAGCTTGGCCGCGCATACACCGGCATCGATCTACGTGCCGAACAAATTGAAGCCAACCGCGCGCAAGCCGAGCAGATCTGCGGCGACCCGATACCGCAATGGATCTGCGGCGACAGCCGCGAGGTCATTCCGGCGCTCGCCCAGAACGGTCTCCCGCCACGGCTCGATTTTATCTTTTCATGTCCGCCCTACGCCGACCTTGAGGTCTACAGCGACGATCCGCGCGACCTCTCAACGCTTGATTACAACGAATTCCGAGCGGCCTACGCGGGCATAATCAAGGGCGCATGCGCGCTGCTGAAGTCTGATCGGTTCGCGTGCTTTGTTGTCGGCGATGTCCGCGATCGACAGGGCTTCTACCGGAATTTTCCGGGGCACACGATCGAGGCTTTCGAGGCTGCCGGGCTGCGGCTCTACAATGAGGCGATCCTGGTGACGGCCGTTGGCTCGTTGCCGATCCGCGCCGGCAAGCAATTTGCCACCACGCGTAAGCTCGGCAAAACGCATCAACAGGCCTATATCTTCTGCAAGGGTGACCCACGCCAGGCTACCGAGACGATCGGCGAGGTCGAGTTCGGCGATATCGAACCGGGAACGAGCGAAGCCGCTGAACTATCCGGAGTTACCGAGCTATGACGCCGCCTGTTGTCCGCGAATACGATGGAATCCTCGTCGTCCGCGATGATCTTTACCCGGGTGGCACCAAAGCTCGCTTCCTTCCGATACTGTTCGAGAACGCCGACGAGGTTGTTTACGCTAGTGCCGCAGAAGGCGGCGCGCAGACAGCACTTGCGACCGTCGCGTCACAGCTCGGCAAGCGCGCCACCATTTTTGTCGCGAAGCGCGCAGAGCCGCATCCACGCGCGCTGATGGCGAAGCGACTTGGCGCCAAGATCATGCAGGTCTCGCCGGGCTATCTCAGCACCGTGCAAGCGCGCGCCCGCGAGTACAGCCTCCAGGTCGGCGCAAAACTTGCGCCGTTCGGCGTCGACATGCCGGAGGCGATTGAAACAATCGCGGCAACGGCGCGGTCTATCGATATCGAGCCGGACGAGATCTGGTGCGCATCAGGCTCCGGCGTGCTGGCACGCGCGCTGGCGACGGCTTGGCCGGATGCGCGCCGGCATGTCCTCCAGGTCGGCCGCAAGTTGGAGCCGGACGAAGTCGCGGGAGCGACGATCCACGTCTGCCCGTTGGCGTTCGGGCGCGAGGCAAAGAGCAAGCCGCCCTTCCCGAGTGATCCACACTACGACGCCAAGGCCTGGGAGCAATGCGCGGCCCGGAAGGGTCCGGGCCGCGTGTTGTTCTGGAACGTCGCTGGACCGGCGGGGCTTTAACGACAGCGTCTGCTCTTGTTCGGTTCGACACCGGATGCCGACCGGCGCTGCGAGACACGATCGGACAACTGGCGCACGGAAGCAGAGCACGCTTCTGCATTGCCTATCATTCAGTTTGGACCGATCGTCTTGATCAGGCGTCCTTGGCTAATGAACGCGTAGTGTCCGGTGCCGACGCTGCCAATCATTAGAGCCTCCGCGACCGGCTCCGCGACTTCCCCAACTGCGCCCCAATCAACGATAAAATTCGCGCCTGTGCCCGCGCGAACATCCTTTTGCGGAATGAATACCTCAATTGTACCGAACGGCCTTAGCGCGATCGGTTGCTGCAGGTAGCTTTCGACCAAGTGACCGGCCGTGTTGAAATAGGCAATACGCTTCAGAACAAGGAGCTTATCCTTCGACGCATTGTGAATGCTCAACGTGACCGAAAAATCGGCGCGCAGCTGGCCCGGAACAACGGAAACGCTCGAATAAGCGGGAACATAAATAGAACCCGTTACCGATAATGTTTGTTTTGGCACCTCTGCCAGCGACGCCGAGAATGTTTGTTCGATGTTACGTGTGGTTTGCGCCGCTGCGGAAACCTGGTGGCTGAAAAACCACGCGACCCACAACAACGCGACGACGGCAATCTTGATTTTCGACATTGATTCCCCCGGGCGGCCGTGAACGACTCCTAAAATATAATCGAAATTGCAAACCGCGCGAAGGCGCCCAATCCAGACCGAAGCGGTTTTCGCTCTCGCCAATTCGTTTTCGATCGGAGTAAATTGTCCAACTCTATCCGATTGTATGAGGGTGGGTCCCCGGGGAGGATTTCTGGCACCAACGATCAACATCGAAGCGTATAGTGATGCGCTCGTCGTTCTTGGCACGGCCGGCATTGTCGTTCCAATTATGCGCCGATGGGGGCTTAACCCCGTGCTCGGCTACCTTGCGGCGGGGGCGCTCCTTGGACCGTTAGGCTTGGGCTCGCTCATTGGAACGTTTCCATTTCTTTACTGGGTCACCGTCGTTGACGCCAAGAACGTAGCAGGCATCGCCCAACTGGGCGTTGTCTTCCTATTATTCCTGATCGGCATGGAGCTATCGTACGAGCGTTTGAAGGCCATGCGTCGGCTGGTGTTCGGCCTCGGCAGCCTGCAGATCATGCTGTCGACAGCTTTTATCGGCGGTATAGCTGTAATGCTCGGCGCCGCACCTGCTGTTTCAATCATCCTCGGGGCATGCCTGGCGTTGTCCTCAACCGCGATTGTGGTGGAGGTCCTCTCTAACCAAGGCCGCCTAGCGACGACTGCCGGCCGCGCCAGTTTCTCCGTTCTGCTGGCGCAGGACCTCGCGGTAGTCCCGATCCTGGTCTTTGTATCCATTCTGGGGAGTGGCACGAGCAGTTCGCTTGTGACCAGCTTGGCGTTGGCGCTGCTGAATGTGAGTATCGCGGTCGGCGCGATCATTGTGGTCGGTCGTCTGTTTCTGCGACCCCTGTTCCGTCTTGTCGCATCCGCCGGTGTCAACGAGCTATTTGTGGCGGCGGCTCTGTTCGTCATCATCGGTACGGGCGTGATCGCAGCCATGGCGGGAATGTCCATGGCGATCGGAGCCTTTGTCGCAGGTCTATTGCTCGCTGAGACCGAGTTTCGCAAAGCCATCGAAACGACAATCGGGCCCTTCAAGGGACTATTGCTTGGCTTGTTCTTCTTTACCATGGGCATGAACCTCGATGTTCGCGAGCTTATCCACCAGCCATGGTTACTCTCCGTATCGGTCATCGGTCTGATCGGCGTCAAATCCATCTTGCTTACAGGCCTAGCGCGTGTATTTCGCATCCCCTGGTCTGCGGCGATCGAGACGGGGCTTCTGCTCGGCCCCGGTGGCGAGTTTGCATTCGTCGGGATTGCCATGGCATCAGCGCTCGGGCTGATTAAGGCCGAGGTTTCGAGCTTCGCTCTGGCTGCGACTTCGATCACTATGGCGCTGATTCCATTACTGTCCCACGTCGCTCGTCAATTGGCGCCGGAGTTTGCGGATCACAAAATACTTGCCCCAGAGCTTGCCGTCGCGCCGAGGAGCGGTCGTGGACATGCGATCGTCGTAGGCTATGGCCGTGTCGGACAGGTTGTGTGCTCGATGCTTGAGCGGCACAACATTGCTTATATTGCTGTTGATCATGATGCTGAAACTGTTCCGCAACATAGACGCAGTGGGCGCGAGGTCTACTATGGCGACGCGACACATCCTGAATTCTTGAAAAGTTGCGGCCTTGCCGAGGCTAGAGCGGTAATAGTCACGGTGGCCGCAGCGGCAGCCATCGACGAAATCGTGAGACAGGTGCGCACACTGAGATCGGATATCGTTATCGTCTCTCGTGCTCGTGACGCGGCTCATGCCCGCCACCTCTATACGATCGGCGTGACCGACGCCGTCCCGGAGACCATCGAGGCAAGCTTGCAGTTGTCAGAAGCAACGTTGATTGGACTGGGGTTGCCAACTGGGCTGGTTATCGCGTCGGTGCACGAAAAGCGCGACGAGTTTCGACGTGCGCTGCAGCGGGCTTCTGGACGCACAGGAAACGATATTTTGCCTTCGACCTGAACGACAACACAGATGACCGAGCGAAAGCGATGTTCGTATAACGGCATCTGCGTCCCGCGTGTAGAAATCTAACGCAAGAGCAATGCGCGGCCCGGAAGGGTCCAGGCCGCGTATTGTTCTGGAACGTCGCTGGACCGGCGCAGCCCTAACGAGGCGCTTGGGCCTCAAGCGCGATAACGCAGAGGTCGCGGTAGCGCGCAATGGCCTTCGGGCTCGAGCTGACCGGGTTGATCTCGAAAGCGCGGAGGCCTTTCAAGTCCCCTGCCTTGGCGAGCTCCACCACGTTCGCGAGCTTGTTGCGAAACCTCTTGTGCGTCTCCGCGCTGAAATCCGGCGGCTCAGGCAGCTTGCCTTCGCGCGCCGCCGTCTCGATCGCGGCGCGTTTACCGAGCGGTCGCGTCGTAGCTGGCTCCTGTTTCGCAGTAGCCTTCTTGGCTTTTTTGCTCGCCGCCGGCTTAGTGGCACGCTTAGCAGTCGGTTTCTTTTTGGCCTTGGTCTTCATCAGATCCTCCGTGTTTGACAACGTTGCGGTGGTGACGAGGCCCGATCGACCGTCGGCCGTGACGCCGTAGATGAGCGGGCGCCTGCCGTTCGGATGCATGGCGACCAGGCGGTCCGCCTTGGCACGCGCTTCTTCAAGCGTCTCCGCGGTATCGGTCGCGTAGCGGCCAACGCCAAGGAAGAGAGCGATGTCGAAACGCACGGCCGCCGCGACGATGTTCGCGTTCGCGACATCGGCGGGATGCGGCTTGCGATTGCGTGCCATGAGCGGGCTCCACCGGTTGATCGGGACAGCCGCAGTCAGGCTCGACCACGCGGTAACAGCAACTGGAGACGGGCTGCTCTCTGAGCATGTCGGGAGAACGAGAGCAGCATGGGACTCTCGCGCAGGGCCTATGCCCGCCACCGCGGGGTCGCCGAGAACGCGGTCCGCAAGGCGATCGCTTCGGGTCGCATCGAGCTTGAGCCTGACGGCACGATCGATCCGGTGAAGGCCGATTTGGCCTGGGCCAAGCGGACCGACCCCGCGCAGCAGCGCGCGCGAACGGCCAAGGCATCGCCCACGTCCGAAGCGCAACTGCCTTCGCGATCAGCGGAAACAATCAAGCCCGTTCCGGCAGCGGCGGTTGAAGCAGTTCGCGACACATTGCGCGAGGCAGGCGAGCCGCCGACAGCCGGCGGCATGAACTATGTCACCGCGCGCACCGCGAACGAAGTCATCAAGGCGCAGGAACGGCGGCTTCGCCTCGGCAAGCTCAAGGGCGAGCTAGTCGACCGCGCCAAGGCGACTACCACCGTGTTCATGCTGGCGCGGCGCGAGCGCGACGCCTGGGTGCAATGGCCGGCGCGTGTCGCCGCGCTGATTGCCGCCGAGCTCGACGTCGATGCGCATCGCATGGAAACCGTCCTCGACAAGCATGTCCGACAGCACCTGGCCGAGCTCTCGGACATCCGGGTCGAGCTCCGCTGAAAGCTATGACGGCGAAGCCGACATCGTCCGCGCGTGGTCGCGTGGCTTATCGCCCGACCCGGCGCTGACAGTCTCGGAATGGTCAGACCGCTATCGCATCCTGTCGTCACGGGCGGCATCGGAAGCGGGTCGCTATCGGACGAGCCGCACGCCCTACATGCGCGCCATCATGGACGCGCTCTCGCCGTCGCACCCCGCGCGCCGGATCGTGTTCATGAAGGCGGCGCAGGTCGGTGCCACCGAAGCGGGCAACAACTGGATCGGCTACTGCATCCACCAGGCGCCGGGGCCGTTCCTCGCCGTCCAGCCGACCACCGATCTTGCCAAGCGTTTGTCGCAGCAGCGCATCGAGCCGCTCGTCGAGGAATGTCCCGAACTGCGGGAGCTGATCCTGCCGGCACGC